ATCGTCAATTTAACAGTTGATGCTGGAGTAATTGTTGGTAGTGGTAGTGCTGGTACTCCAGCATTGATCGTTGATGGTCTAGTCTCAGGCGATTTAATTAACTTAATTAACAATGGAAATATTGCTGGTGCTGGGGGACGTGGTGGGGCAGCTGGATCATATACCAGCGTTACCAGTGGGGGGTCGGCGCCAGTAAAAGGTGGAGCCCCCGCTCCAAAAGGTGGATACTCCTCTGGTACAACTACAGTAACTTCCGTTCCAGGACGTCCAGGTGAAGTAGGTGGTTCTGCACTATATGTAACTTACCGCACTAATCTTGTAAACAACGGTACTATCGCAGGTGGTGGCGGTGGTGGAGGTGGTGGAGGTGGACCAACCGGTGGCCAAGGTGGTGGTGGTGCTGGTCGTATTGCGGGGGCAGGCGCTAACAATGGTACATTAACTGCTGGCGGAGCTGGCACAGGATTAGGTGGTGCAGGTGGCGCCAGGGGTACTGCTGGATCGGCAGGCACAAATGATACTAATGCTGGTGGACTTGGTGGAGCACCTGGTGTCGCTATACTAGGTATAGACAATGTAACAATAACCACCGCAGGTACAATCATTGGTGAACGCAAAGTTATAGCACGTGAAGTAGGATAATCAAGGAGAATTTCAATGAGCAAGATTAATATCAAAATAGTAGAAGTAGATCAAGATTCGCATACTGTAGTACTAAAATACGCAAGTGAAAAAAGTGTTAAACCAATTGATGAATATCCGGGTGTGGCTTTCCAAGTATCAAACTACAACGTTGCTAACCTAGATGAATTTATTGCAGCAATCAGACCTCAAATAAGCCTCTATGTCTATTATAGAGATCTCGCTGAATCACCGAATCAAACCATCGATATTTCATCTTGGTCTGATCAATCTATAGAAGTCGATGCGTTTGAATTACCGGCACCTGCGGCATCAACGGTAGAAGCATTGGCTAATCCTGAAGTAACTCTATGATCTTAAATAATGCCATCAATGCTGGTGGATTTATCTACTGTATGGCATATTTTGGTCCTAACGAATCTGTTGTTTATCAAAACATTGGGCACGGACATTATCATCAATATTTTTATATTGTTGAAGGATCAGCAACAGCAATTATCAGAGACACTGAACACGGTGAACCTGTAGAAATAAACAATACTAAACAGCCCGGAACATTAGTTGATCAAAGACATAACTACAGCAAGTGGACCACCGTTGTAACAAAAGATGAAAGCATTTCATTGATGTTTTTTAATCCTATTCCTGATACCAGAGATCTAAAAGTAGACATATTAAAAGGTTCTGAGACTCATACTATAACTGCTATCCAACAAAGAAAAACATTGGTTTGTATCACCGGACCTATCAAAGCCAATGGTAAAGATCTTACTAGTCTACAACACGCTAAAATACTTCCTGGAAAAACTGTAGAACTAACACTACCAGAAAACACAGTCTGCGCCATAGTCAGCTGATAAGTAATTATATTAGTATATAATGGCTTTGATATGGAAAGATATGTAGTCACTGGTATCGGTGCGTATAACGGATTAGGTTCTTCAGCCGAACAAAGTTGGACTAATCTACTAGCAGGAAAAAGTACTGTTACTCGATTGTCTTGGCCCGAAGATGATTCGACTCGTTTTCCGATCAGTCACTCAATTATTAAAACTCCAGTAGCGGCACTCAGCAATGATTTAACCGCTGATGATCTACATCCTGAACATTTTGACTATGGTTGGAAACACTGGGACAAAAATACTCGAGCGTGTTTGCTTTCAGTCGACGAAGCATGGCAAGATAGTAAACTAGCATCTACAAAAGTTGGTGTAGTGGTCAGCACTTTTGGTAGTGGTACCACTATAAGATTAGAATTGTTTTCTGCTATGAATAATGGAGTTAAAAAAGTAAGTCCTCGCAAAGCACTGAACATTGGATTAGATTTCCCTGCCGCACAAATATCAAATATCTACAAAGTCACGGGCCCAAACACGGCAATGGACAGTGCCTGTACTACAGGACTTACTAGTATTAATCATGCTATAAACACTCTTAAAGAAGATTCTAATTTAGATGCTATGATTGTTGGCGGTAGTGATCACATGGCAGAACCGATTTATTTGTATTGGTTTCAAAGTTTAGGAGCACTATCACAAGAAGATAGTTTAGAAGCCAGTCGGCCTTGGGATAAAAAACGTAATGGATTTGTCATGGGCGAAGGCGCTGCTACTATAATTATAGAACCGTTAAGCAAAGCTCTGGCTCGAAGTGCAAAGATCTACGGTGAAATACTAAGCACTAGTTTTGTTACTATTTTTGACAGTGACACCAGTCCCGATCCCACAGGAAAAGGTGCTAGGACCTGTGTTGAACAAGCACTACATCGCGCAGGCATAACTGCTGATCAAGTAGACTATATTAATGCACACGCAACTAGCACTCCAATTGGTGACCAAATTGAGTTTGATGCTATGTTAGATATTTTTCCTGGTAGAACTATGGTTAGCAATAAAGGCGCAATAGGCCATGGTATGTCAGCTAGCGGTATTATTGAAACTATATATTCATTGTTAGTCTTGCGAGATCAACGTACCCCAGGTAATCTTAATCTTAAAGATCCGTTAGGGGAAGGTATGATACTTCCAACTGTTGCCCAGGATATATCAGTTAAATACATTATAAAAAATAGTTTTGGATTTGGTGGAAGAAATGCCAGCATTGTTCTCAAAAAATACAATTGATACTATATTAAAGCCCAGTCTTTGGTTTGCTAGTTTAATGCAGATCTCTGTGTTTTTTGCCATTGCTTATGGTATTAGTTTAGGTACTCATTGGTCTTGGTGGGTCGGCGCATTATTTTGTTACGTGATAGTTTATTCAATGATTGGTAATAATATCGCCTTACACAGATATTTTACCCACGGACATTTCACCGTTAGCCGTCCTGTCGAATGGTTATTTCTTTGGACTGGCAGTATGATTGGCATAGGCGAACCTCTTAGCTATGCGTTAACACATGCAGTACATCATAGATATAGTGATCTACCTGGACTAGATCCGCACGGTCCTACCTGCGGTAAGCGTAGTGTTTTTCTTTGGTTCCAACGAAAGGTTGACCCGAGCAAGACTCCAATTTTTAGTAAACATATTGCTACACTAAGTCGAAAGTATTGGTGGATTCATAAGTATTATCTATTATTTGTATTAGGCAATGCCGCGTTACTATATTACATTGATCCGTATGTCTTTTTATTCCTGTGGTTAATTCCTGCAGGCATTGCCTGTTGGGGTATTGCTTGGGCAGTTTGGAGACAACATTGGCACTATGTACCTAATAACAGCCGTTTACACAAGTACGATTGGTTTTACGAAGGACTACATAAAAATCATCATGATTGGCCTATGGCACCAAACACCGCAGTGCGTCCTGGAGAAATAGACTGGACACACGAATTTAGTAAAATTTTTAAACCCAATTACAACTGGGCAGGACAGCCTACAGATGTTAAAGAATAAGTGGATCCTACAACCTAACTACATATGGATGACACTTATGCAGATCATGCTACCTGTGTATGTTTATCTTGCCTGGGGTGCAGAACTACACTGGTGGTTGTTGTCTTTTGTGTTCTATTTCCTATATCTCTGTATTGGTAACAACATTGGTATGCATCGTTACTATAGTCATAGATACTTTGAAATGTCAAAACCTGTAGAATACGTTGTAGCTTGGTGTGCATTTATGGCCTGCTTAGGTAGTCCGCTAAGTTATGTAAACATACACAATGTCCATCACAAACACAATGACACTGAATTAGATCCGCATGGTCGCCAACGTGGGTGGAAGTCAGTGTTGTTTTGGTATCACAAACATCTATGGCCCTGTGATATGATATTCACACGTAATCTATTAAAACTAACAGCACGGTATAAACTCTTACACGACTATTATTGGTTATGGGTATTTGGCAGTGCTGGTTTAATGTATGTCCTAGGCGGGTGGAATGTCCTATTATTCTGTTGGCTACTACCGGCTAGTTTAACTTTATGGGCAGTGGCATTTGTTCTATTATTACAACACGACAATCAAGGTCCTAGTAATACACGGTCATACATGTGGTTTGGCTTTGGAGAAACTTGGCATAAAAATCATCATGATGACCCTAGTTTAGTCGACCATAGTCTAGGCCAAGGTCAAGACTGGACTTATCAAATATGCAAAATCCTATCCAAATCAAAGAAACCACTTTAGATCTAGAGCGCCTTAAACGCGATGCTAGACGTATTAATAATAAAGTCTGCCGGCAATTAGGCGATCTAGAAATTCCTAGCGACACCGAGTATCAATCAACTCTTAAAGAGCAATTAGATGCGGCCCCTATGAGCAGTCGCCTACACGATTACTATAATGTGTTTACTTTCCCCTATGATGGTATCAATGAACTGTATAGAGAAGTGTGCAGTTTCTTTAAGGAAACGTGCGAGTATGATCAACCTTACTATATACACGCCTGGTTAAATTACCTACAAAAAGGTGATAGTGTACCTTGGCATAACCATTGGGGTGCCTTAAGCGGACTGCCGCAAACCTATGTATGCAGTGCTTATATCAATGCAGAGCCCAGCAATACCGTCTATAAGTTTCCAGATGGGCATGTTTATGAAATAAAGAATCGCAATAATACCATTACCTTATATGAAGACATAGGTGATCTGCACATGGTAGAACCTTGGACTTTAGATGAGCCTAGGATTACCGTCAGCATGGATATGGTGCCTATGAAATACATACAAGGAAGCCCATTTTTACTCAATACTTGGATGCCTATAGTATAAATAATATACAACTATAATTAAGGATTTACAATGAAGAAATTAGTATTGGCATTAAGCCTATTTTTAAGCGTGACGGCTTATGCAGGTATCAACCAAAGTTGCAGTCAATTCACAGCCGCAGGTGCTCCACAATATACTGCCAAGACAGGCGATCAAGAAATCTGCCACAAAAATTATGCTGTTATCCATAGCTGTGCTGTTAAAGCACCTATCGCAGTATTTGAACATTTGACGGTAGCCACAATGTCAGGTCCGGCAACTCGCAAAGATGACTTCCGTCCAGACCCACAAGTAACACCTAACTGTTCAGCTGCACTAGCAGACTATGCTACTGTAGGCAAGACACATGATCGCGGACACATGAGTCCAGCTAAGAACAATACTATTAATCCAGAGATCATGAGTGAAAGTTTCTTCTTAAGCAACATGGTTCCACAGGTTGCTAACAACAATCGTGGTATTTGGAAACAGTTAGAAATGCAAGAGCGTCAATGGGCTATGGCTCCGGGCACAGACTTTTACATCATCTCAGGTGGTATTTACGATGCGGGACATGCTCAAACAGGTAATGGTCTAGGTATTCCTACACGCTTATACAAGATCATCATTGAAAAGAATAGCAAGCGAGTAATAGCATACTTGATGCCAAATGGCCCACTACCGGTGGCAGATTTACCTAAGTATCAAACCACTGTGGCCGCTGTTGAAGCTGCTACAGGATTTAAATTTCAATTACCTAAATAATATGACAAATACTAACGAATTTTGGGGTTATCATCTAATACTTGACTGTCATGCTTGTGATGTACCTAGCATACAGAGTCATGAAAATGTTTATAATTGGATTAAAAATCTAGTTAAAGACATAGACATGGAACCAATTGGTGAACCCCGTATTGAATATACTGCCGCAGAATTTCCTGACAAAGCAGGATTTACTGCAATACAGGTTATAGTAACATCCAGCATCGTAGCTCACTTTATAGACTCCTCAGGTGATGTTTATATTGATGTATTTTCATGCAAACCATTTGATAATGCAACGGTTATCAAATCTATAAAAGATGCGTTTAATCCTAAACGTATACGCACTAATTATTTGACCCGTCAAGCATAATACCGTATAATAGTATTTGCGATAAATACTAGATATGCGATCAACTGACCTAATCAGAGCCACAGAGAACACTAAAATCTATCTAGATATGGATGGTGTTCTCGCAGACTTTTTTGCAGAATATGCTAAAATGGCTGGTGTGAACGACTATCGTAGCATACCTCCAGCCAGTGCAGATCCTACCCTAGATAAGATGGTAGGCACTGATTTTTTCCATAAATTACCTAAGTTTCCTACTACAGATGCATTAGTAAAACTAGCATTACGATATGCTAAAACTTATAGTATCTGTTCAAGTCCCTTGCGTAATGATTATGCTAATTCAGCTAAATGGAAATTAGCATGGATTAAAGAAAATCTAACACCACAACCAGCTGAAATTTTTATCACCCCTAACAAAGAACAGCATGCTGTAAATGCAGATGGTAGTCCTAATATCTTGATAGATGATCGTGGAGTTAATATTGTCGCTTGGCGTAGTCGTGGTGGTATTGGCATCAAGTATCAGGCAGATGAAGACAGTCTACAAAAAGTTGCCAATGGTCTAGCCATGGCCTATAATCAACTAGCAGAATCTGTAGATGTTAACTACGGTATAGGTAAAACACCGGGAGCATTGTTTAAAATAGGTAATGTGTATGGCAAGAAAAATCTACGTGTTCCACACGCAAAACTACATAGAAATACAAAGAATAAAAAGTTAGGAATACCAAAATGAAGTTATTTGAAGGCGGTAATGTTTTTAAACTAGCCGATGGACAATCTGCAACTACTCGCATTAGTCGTGAAAACGTAGTGCCCACTGTGCAATGGTTAGAACAATTAACAGGACTTAATCTAGTAGATAATATGCTAGGGTCAACTGGTCGTAAAGAAACGTCAGGTGACTTAGATCTAGGTATCGACGAAACAAAGATTACTAAAGATGTATTGATACAACAATTATTGAAACGTGGCGTTAAAGCAGAAGACATTAAAAAATCAGGAGATAGCGTGCATCTTAAAACTCCTATCCTAGGTGACAAATCAAACGGATACGTGCAAACTGACTTTATGTTTGGTGATCCAGAGTTCCAAAAGTTTAGCCTAGTAGCTGATGGCGATAGTGCATATAAAGGTGTGCATCGTGCTATATTATTAGCCAGCATTGCCAAAGCACAAGGTATGAAATGGAGTTATAAAAACGGTCTAGTGGATCGTGAGTCTAACGAAACTATCACAAAGAATCCAGCTGAGATAGCACAGAATTTAATCAATGGTACACCTGCTGACATGACTAGTGTAGAAAGTATCATTAAAAAAATTAAAGCACTACCTAACTACGAAGAACTAGTAAAAGATGCACGTGATGCATTTGAGCGTGATAAACTAACCTTACCAGAAGATACAACATTGCCCGGCACTGGTGCTTGGTATAGACAATTTCTAAACAAGAGAATATAATGAGAGCTAGAGAATTTATTATTGAAAAACAAGATGCCTGCTATAATAAAGTCAAGAGCAGATATAAAGTTTGGCCCAGTGCTTATGCAAGTGGTGCATTAGTACGTTGTCGTAAGGTAGGTGCTAAAAATTGGGGTAATAAGAGTAAAAAATGAGAATCCTAGAACTATTAAGTGAACGCTGCTGGAAGGGCTACAAGCAGGTAGGTGGCAAGAAAAAAGGTGGACGCATGGTTCCTAACTGCGTGCCCGTTGAAGAAACACGCCGTGATCCTACAGAGTTATTCAAACCTAGCGACCGCGAGCTAGACGAACTACATCATAGATATATAGCCGCCTGGACTATGTTAGATCATCATATCTTAGAAAAGACCTACGTGTTTGCGGACGACGATACTGCTGAGCAGTTCATTAACGTAGTAAACGAATTTAGTGAATCAATGGATCACAATGCAGTTATCACTCAGGACAATGCAGAAGTAAAATTGCAAATCACCACCAATGATGTCAAAGGACTAACTATACTAGATTTTGAATTTGCCTTACGTAGTGATGATGCTGCAGACAAATTAGATGGAGAATCAAAATCGCATCCAACTAATACAGTAAATGAAAATCAAGAAAAATATATATTATATCTAAATGATAAACCCGTAAGTGTCTATACCTCAAACGTAGAAGCCAACAATCAAGCTAAGATGGTAGCACAAAAATATCCTACCGCAAGAATCACTGTTAAAAAAGAAGTCTGCACACTTACACCAATACAATTAGAAGAAAATCTACGCGATTGGTTTGGCAAAGGCAAACAAGGTGGTGCTGGTGGTGGAGGATGGGATAGATACAACGCCAAAGGTGAACGCATAGGCAAGTGTGGAGATCGCAAGCCAGGTGAAGGTAAACCTAAATGTCTGAGCAAGAGCAAAGCCGCAGCATTGAGAGCTAAAGGTGGCAAGAAAGCTATCGCTGCCGCGGTACGTCGTAAGCGTAGCAAAGATACCAATCCTGAACGTAAAGGTTCAGCTATTAATGTGAGCAATAAGATATGAGAGCAAGAGACTTAACCAAAGGTAGCATAGCCTATCACGACACGCTGAATCAAGATGTGTGGTCTGGTAGTGAACTACGTGTTGATGTGCGTTATAAGCTATTAGAGATCGCTAAAAGATTTGTAGAATATCTCGATGTACCCAATTTTAAATTAGTTGACGTTATCCTACGCGGTAGTTTGACCAACTACAACTACACACAATATTCAGACTTTGATCTACATATCGTCACAGATTATACCGCACTAGACTGTGATATCACAGAACCGTTCTATATGGCTAAAAAGAAAATATGGAACGATGAACACGACATTACCATAAAAGGACACGAAGTAGAATTATATGTAGAAGACCGTGACGAGGAAAATGCATCAGAAGGTATGTACAGCGTATTAGATAATACATGGCATAAGCAACCTAAGTATCAACAACCTGATATAGATGATCGTGCTGTTAATTCTAAAGCACGTGACCTAATGACCCAGATTAATCGTGCTGTACGTACAGGCAGTGTGGAAGACATCACTAGATTACAAGATAAAATTAGAAACATGCGACAATCAGGATTAGACGATGGTGGTGAATTCTCAACAGAGAATCTAGCATTTAAGATCATACGCAACAAAGGGTATTTAACTCGCTTATACAAAAATAAAAATTCTAAATTTGATCAGGAACTTAGTTTAGATGAGGGTATTAAACAAAACACTGCTGTGGCTGCATTAGTAGCGGCATTAAGTGGTGCACCGGCTGCTGCAGATTATAATTATCCTGAAACACAAAAACAGGATCCCAATGCAGTACAAAAAGCCTTGATAATCCTACGCAGTATTAATAAAATGAAGAACTATGGGCAAGCAGGGTTCGAAGCAGAAGCACAACAAGAGTTAAACAATATCATGCGTAGCATGCAAGGTATGCCTAATCAAAGCCGGGTATATCCTATCATTAAAGATTTAATTAAGAGTCCAGAACCATTACCACCTTTGTACGATCCTAGTTACACTCCGCCCAAGGATGGTGTAAATGAACGTAAGAAAGCCAAAAAGAAAAAACGCAAAGCAAAAGCGAGACGCTATGGTTATCCTGGCATGGGTTACTATGGATACTACTATGGAGGTAATCAAGACCAATCAGACAGCGGAGGCGATGCTGGAGGTGGTGGAGATGGTGGCGGTGGTGAAAGCATGTATGAAAGTCAGGCTAGACTAGATCCTGAGGTAGAAGACTTCCTAGAAGGTCTGACTCCTGATGATGTTGGCTATGACGAAATAGGCGATTACATCGTACACTACGAAGGGTTTACTGATCAATGTCAAGACTCAGAAGAATATCAAGACGATCCCGAAGCAGTGTTCAATGATGTATGGGGTGATTTTAAACGACGTATGGGCGACAAAGATCCCGTTAACTATGGCATAGTTGGTGAGCATGACTATCCTATTGTCTACAGTGTGTTTAGACGATGAGAGCTAAAGAATTTATAACTGAACACAAACCTGTATTTAGGCGTAATCCAAAAACAGGTCATATACAATTATTTTGGCGATGTGAAAGTGGCTTAAGAAAAGGTAGAACGGTACCAAAAGTTGCAGATTGCTCTGCCGCATATGATAGTGAAAAAGCACAACGATTTAAAAAAACGAGAGCTAGAACATATAAAAATCAATCAAGATTAACTAAACTTACAAAAAAACGTTCTAGAGCAAGTAGAGTGGTTAGTAAATTAAATAAATGGCTTAAACCTAAGAAAAAAAGAAAATGAGACAGGAAGACTTTGATCAGTGCTACAAACTAGCCAATGACCTTTACACTAAGGCCAAAGGTCAAGGCAAGATGCCTGTGATGTTACAAGTAGCAGGATTCAAAGGCCATCCAGAAGTAGCGGATGCACGCTGGCAAAAGATACCACCTAAGTATTGGCATCACTATGTGGTAGTCTTAGATAATGTAGTATATGATCCGACAGCAGGTCAGTTTGGTCAAACTAAAACAGAATACGCAGTAGGTGAACTTAGTAAGAATTGGGACATGGTGTATAAAGTAAAATGAGAGCACGTCAATTCATCTTTGAATACAATCAACAGGCCACAGCCAATCGCTTTGGTGATAAACTCTTACAGACTGCGGCAAAAGATCCTAGTCCAGAGATCTATCAAGTATATAGTATGTTGAATGATCGCAAAGAATTCAAAGATTTTAACTTAACGCCAAATACAAAAACTAATGTACTGATCACTATCATGCAGGCTATTGAAGCGTGTGATCCAACTAAAAACAAAGAATACACAGTGTTCCTAGCTAAGATGTATGCCCAAGGTGGTTGGGGTGCAAAGATCGAAGACTTAGAAAGCAAAGTCAAACCAGCACTGGAAAAATTCCACTTACTTAAACTTAAAAAGAAAATACCAGCACCACGCAATGATATCATGCGCTATGCTGACCTAGCAGACTTTGTAGCGGTAATAGATGAATATCCAGATCCAGAAGAAAAGAAACAAGTAGACAAAGGTACTGCCAAGACAGTATTTGAGAACGATGCTGTGCGTATAGTCGTTCCAGAAGATCAGAATGCCGCTTGCTACTATGGACAAGGTACACGTTGGTGCACAGCCGCAACTAAAGGTGCAAACTATTTTAATAATTATAGCAAAGAAGGTCCATTGTATATCTTGTTGCCTAAACAACCTAAATATGACGGTGAGAAATATCAACTGCACTTTGAAAGCGAACAGTTCATGGACGAAAATGACTATGCTGTAGATGATATA